CGCACCTTTGCTGAAGAGTGTCACATTAAAACTATTGAAGAATATGGACGTTTGGCGTTACGACACTTAAACGAGCTACAATTTGCCTAAAAAATAATCCGGGACGGCTTTTGGGGGCTGCCCCGGATTATTTTTAAGTAAAGGACTTGAGTACTTCTTTCAGTGCTTCACGCTGTTCCGGGGAAAGCTGAGCCAGAAGTTCCAAAAACTCCTGCTTTTCCTCTGGGGTGAGCCTGTTCTCCGGCTCAGAATGATTTTGGCGGTTCATAAAAGATACTTGCTCCTTTCGGCAAATCCTGCTCTGCTATTAGTTCGGCACGAATCTGACGCTTGTACTTATAATATGTATTCCGGGCAAGACCGGTGAGCTTCATGCACTCGGCATCGTCAAGTGTGCCGCCAAAGGTCTTGCAGTGGGTGCGGATGATCTGCTTGGCTTCTCTGGCTTTTTTCGTTTCAAATCCAACACCCTTTTTGCGGCCAACCTGCTTGCCGTTCAACCGGGCGGTCAAAAGGCCCTCACGGGTGCGCTGGTGCAGATCGGCAACTTCTTTTTCGGACTGCTCAAAGGCCAGCTTGATCTGCTCCTTTGCCAAGGCCATCAGATACTCGTTGATGCCCTTTAAGATGAAGTCCACATTTGTCCCTGTCATGGCAATGCTGCCGGACAAAGCCTTTTTGTAGGTTTCGGTGTCGATGTGGTGCTCTTTCAAAAACACCAGCCGGATGTCCTTATGATAGAGGTCTTCGTACAGAGCAAAACCCTCTTCTGCATTTCTGGACATCCGGGACACTGAATCGAACACCACCGTATCTCCTGCTTTCAGAACCCGGTAAAGCTTCAGCCACTCTGGACGAAAGATAGATGTGCCAGTATAGGCTTCCTGCACGATATGGGCAGTCGGGTATTCGGCCTTGATGTTGCGAATCTGACGGTCAATGCTCTGCTTTGCCGTAGAGATGCGGCAATAGCCATAGATGTTCATGCGTCTCCTTTCTGGCTCAAAGATAACGAGCGACATTTTTAAGACTGTGTTTTGTACCTTGAAATGGTCTGAAAACGGCTGATTTTAATACAAAACAGAATATACGGTATTTTTAATACAGTTTTAGTGGGCATAGGCAGTCATAAAATCAGAAATGGTGGTACACGGCTTATGGTCGGTGGTGCCCTCGCCCTCCAAGGGAGAATAATCCCAGTCGGTATCCTCGTCAATATATCGCCGCCCATCGTCGGGCAGTTCCAGCGGTTCCGCAAGGATGATGGTGCCCCAGTGGTTGACCATCACGAAGGGGGCAATCTCGCAGGGAATGCCTCGGCACTCATCATCGTGCCGGACATCGTAGGCGTACAGGCCGTCCGGGATGGTATCTCTCTTGATGCGGATGCTGGTGAACAGTGCAGGCTTTCCGCAAACCGTAATCTCCTCGTAGTGTTCGGTCATTGCATTAAAGGTCATAATCTGTCCTCCTTAGATTTCAATGATAAAAGCTCTGAATTTCTCTTTGTAGAAATCCATTGCACTCTGCGGCAGGGAAGTCAGATTCCCTTCGTTGTCACATCCGGCCAGAAATCCCGGTCCGGCAAGAACATCGGCTCCATCCCACAGCGGACGATTGAGCGGCAGGCCAAGCAGCTTGCCTTCATCATTGCAGACCAGTGTGACATCTGAACCGATGTCACTCAATGTGATGCATTCGATCAGCCCGCCTACAAAGTTCTGCATGGCTTCAAGGGTGTTGTCCAGATCAATCTCCTTTGGCAGCTCCATTGGCAGGAGCGCAAGGACTTGGATTTTTTCTTCTTTCATTGTGTGCCTCCAAATAAAAACAGGACAATCCAAATGGACTGTCCTGTAAAAAGTGAAAGGGAGCATCCGAAGATACTCCCCAGTAGATAATTATTTTTTTCTTACCATGCAACGTTTTTTGAAGAATGCGATGCCATAACAGAGGATGTCATCATAGTCATCCCGGAAGTCCGCTGCATACATCCGGTCATTGATCTGCTGAATGGCAGTATCACAGGCATCCGGCAGAGCATCCAGAGTTTTGGCATACTTGGCTTCAAAAATTGCCACGCGGCCATTGCGGATATCCTTTACAATAACATCGCTGCGACCCTCGCCGTGCTCTTTATTGGATTCTACCACATAGCCAGCACCAGTAAAGATGCCTGCAAGGAAAGCGTGGTAAAAATCTTCCCGATAGTCATGGTAGCTGATGGTCATACGTAGCAGCTTGGTCATTTCTTTTGTCAGAGCTTCGCTGTTTCCGCTCCAGACTGCATCAAACAAAGGGCTGCGGTTCCATGCCTTAGCGCTGTCGTCAAACCATTTGCTTACAGTGGTTTCAAAAATTTCCCGAATCTCTGCATTGGGAATCATCAGCGCAGAGCAGCCATCCGGCAGCGAATCCGTCAGATCCTTATCCCGAACCTTGGTCAGATAGCCCGTCAGATACAGCACACTCCAAAGATTTTCCTCAGAGGAGTGCAGATAATCGTAGGTCAGGTTTTCTTCAATATGCTGAACAATGGAGCCGCCAGCCATCAGCGTTTCAAGCTTTGTGGTGATATTGTCACCTGCATAGTCGATGAAAGAACGGATAATAGCATTATCGCTGGTGTTTTTCCAATAGCTTTTCGGCTTCTGTGCTACACCATACTGGAAATCTCGCAGATAACTGATCACGTCCCACGGACAATAAATGTCTGCATCGCCAAAATGATAACCGTCGTACCATGCCTTGATTTCAGCAGACTGCGATTCAAGACCAGCATCTTTCAGCATTTGATCTACATCTGTCTGTGTGAAACCAAAGGATTCGCTCAACCGGGGAGAAAGAATCGTGTCCGAAACAAAATTGTTCGTCCCGGTAAAAATGCTTTCTTTAGCAATTTTCAGACAGCCGGTAACAACAGCAAAGTCGAGGGAGATATTGTCTTTGAGCGTGGTGCTCATCATAGCCCGCATCACGTCCAGCATCTGCGAATAATATCCGTTGCTGCTGGCTTTTGCAATGGGAACATCATACTCATCCAGAATGACGACCGCCGACTTTTTGAAATGGATTTCCAGCATCCGAGTCAACAGCAAAAAGCAGCTTTTGGTTTCATCCATGGATGCAGTGCGTCCCAGAATCCGCTTAAAGATGCCTTTGTCATCGTCGGAAATAGCATCGTCATCCAAAAGAAACTGATAATCCTGAAATGCAAATGCCAGCTTCATGCACAGCATTCCATAGGCACTTTCAAAGGTCAGACCGTCCGTATCCTTGAAAGAGAAAAATACCACAGGACACTGGTTCATCCATTTTTTGCAAAGCTCTGTATTTTTGGAGATCGCCAATCCCTCAAACAGTTGCTTGCTGTCTTTGCGGATGTCCAGAAAATTTGCGAGAGTGCTCATACCAAGTGATTTTCCGAAACGGCGAGGACGAGTGATCAATGTTACTTCAGCGATACCACCGCTAAGAAGTTCAGAAATCAGATTGGTCTTGTCGATATAATAATACCCGCCTTCTCGAATCTTTTCAAAATTCGAGATTCCAACAGGAAACTGCAAATCTTTCATGCAATGCTCCTTTCCGCTCACAGAGGAGAGCTTTCAGAACTCACTACTGTAAGTGTACCATGAAATATAGAATCATACAAGAATCAAGTGACATCGAAATAGAGCAGTTTTATTATGCTACGTTCAATCTGGTGGCTTTATAGCAGTCAGCGCACATTCCCTCATGGGTGGCTGCAAACTCTGCCGCCTGCATGATGGAGCCATCTTTCAGCTTGACCCTCTTGATAGGCTGGTTGCACCGGGCACAGATGCAGGGCACAGGCGGCTGTTCCTGCTTCGGGCTAGCGGATCTCGGTTTCGGCTGCTTTTGCGGTTCTGCCTCCGGCTGCGGTGCAGCATCTTCCGGCAAATCCTCTCCGGCATAAACGTACAGGCCAAGACCGAACATAGCAAGGTTCTTCACCAAGCACCGCATGATGGCTTTATTCACATCGAACATGGAGGCTGCTTCTACGGTGCGCTCTTCCATGCCGATCTTTTCACGGCGGCGGGTCTGCGGATTGTAGTCCCATTTCGGGGTGGTGTAGGTATAAGGCACGGCTTTCATGGCTTTGTTTGCGCCATCCAGTACAGGCAGCCACATTTCGTGCGAAACGCCCTCTATCGTGACCGAGGTATACACCATGAAGCCGGTTATGGGATCATAAACATAGGGCAGGCCGTTGAATTTCTTGACCTCGTAGCTGGCAGCGGGATACAGCTTCTTCACCTCTGCCCAGGCATACGCCCAGCTTACATATTTCAGTTCCGTGTTGCCGGACTTTTTGACTTCCAGATGATCTTTGAAGTCAATAGCAAATAATTTTACGAATGGATTTTCCATGATAGCATCCTTTCTGATAAAAACCCGGCGCAACAAATGAATTGCTGCGCCGGGTTTTGTATTGCTGTACTAAACAAAGTTAGAGAAACGGGCAATTTTGTATTGCCGTACTAAACAAAATTGGAAAAACAGGCAATTTTGTATGCCAGCAGACATACAAAAATCATGCTGCATGGATAATGGTAAACCTGCGGCTGCTTACATTCTTGCTGTACCGATTGAAAATATCGGGCTGTTCTTTCTTCAAACGCTGGGAGTCTACCCGTTTACTTTCGGAGGATACCCACGACACCTTATAGCCCGGTGCTATGCCATAGGCAGCATCCTGCATTTGCAGCTTGACCTGTTGCTCGATAGCCGTTTTCTCCTGTTCCATCTGCTCGATTTGGGTGGAAAGCTCCTGCCGCTTATCCAACAGGTCGCGGATGGGATTCAGATCGGCAGTTTTGTTTCGATCATCTACAGAGTACAGCTGATTGATCTGCTGTGTATCCCCCTCGCTTCCGGTAGGTACAGGCGGAATTTCGGGCATTACGTTGTATTTCCAGAAGTGCTCTTCTCTGGCAATGAGGTTGTTCAGAACTTCTTTGTCGGTTGTGATCTTGTGAATCACCAGCTCCTTCCCGAAAATCAGAGCAGCAATGTACCAGCAGTCAAAACCGCTGACAGCCAGATAGTGATTGACCTGAGCCATGTAATGTGCAGGGATTTTTCCATCTGCCCACTTATCCGCAGAGAACGGTGAAACCGTTTTGCACTCCAGCCCGGCCTTCTGTCCAACGATCAAACGGTCAAAGTCCGCCAGAAGCAGTGGATGTTCCTCGCTCTGATAGATAGCGTTTGCACGGCGCACCTTCAGACCGGTTGCTTCGGTGAAGCGCTGTGCCACATAATCCTCCAAGTCACGACCCTGCCGCATGGCCTCGTTGTCGATATTTTCAGTGGTATCGCTGATTTTATCGTGGTACACCTGAAATGCCGAGCGGTAGGGATTCACACCTAGAATAGCACCAGCATCCGTGCCGGTAATGCCGCATTTACGATAACGGAGCCAATCTTCTTTGGACAGGTTCAAAGTTGAAATCAATCTTTTCATGCACTTTGCATCCTTTCTCTCATAATTGATTCGGTAATGATGAAGTCGTATTCCACCAAGTCTTTCATGATCGTGGAAAAGTCGGCAGCTAACGAATGGCAAGAGCCAACCCACAGGTCATAAAGAAAATCCAGAATATTATTTTGCACCCTGAGATGGTTCCAGTAGCGCTCCTCCAGTCTGCCCTCGGATTCCAAAACAATAATGGCGGTGCTGATGGTACTTTTCATCGTGATCTCATAAGCCATGGTAACGCTGATTTCAGAAGCACTCTTCTCAACGTTGTCAAAAAATTCCGTGAATTCCTTGAAAATGCGGTTATTTACATCATTCATGGCTTGCTCCTTTATGCTGCTGCCAGCACCATCTTGTAAGCCTTGTCGATCATGGGGTTGCCCTCTGCGGTGCGCAGGAACAGGTTCTCGTTGTAGTTTTTGGTCTTGCGGAGAGGATCTGCGTGGGTGGCAAAATCGGAGACTGCGTTGATAAAGCGCCAACCGTTTTTGCCGACCCATTCCAGATCCGGTGCGTTGTAGTAGCGAGTCTTCAGTTCTTCCTGCAGGCGCAGATTATTCTTCCGCTGGCAATCGGACAGGTCCTCAGAAATCGGGAAAAACTCATTGATGAACTCCTGCACCTTGTGATCGGATAAATCGATGCGAGCCAGCTCTTCGCCACGGTTGCCGAGTTCAACCATATAGTTGCTGGCTAGCTGCAGGGTTTCACGGGCATCCTGCACCCGCAGCAGAACATTTTCGGTGTGGCGTGCAGTCCAGCTGCGCTTTGCTGTATTCAGCGCAAGGTTCAGAGTATTCTGGCAGACCACACGGATTGGAGTCATGGCCACTTTCACACCAGAACTTCCGTCATGACTGTTGAAGATCACAAGATATGGTACTACCTGATCTCCAGCGATAAGATATTTCCTCGGAAGCCTTGCCAGCATCCAAACCTTTTTGCCGCCCTGCAAAGAACCAGCGGTTTCGTA